TTAACTTTATTTTTTTTCCCAAAAGTATTTTGGGATTTTCAATTTTGTACTTTTTTTTTGTCCATTTTTGAAAAATCTGTAAAGGTCTTGGAGAAAAGTAAACTTTGTGACTGAAATGAAAAATTAGCATGTGGTCGCCAAAAAATTAATTTTCAATTTGTGACTGTAAATTTTAAATTTAATTTTATAAGTATTTAGACATTTTTTCTCTATTGGAAATATATGGAAATAATGGAAATAAAAAAACTTACAAAAAACTTACCAAGATTTGAATGTAAATCATGTGACTTTAAATGCTATATGAAAATTGATTGGGAGAGACATCTATCAACTGATAAGCATAAAACAAACGCAAATGGAAATAAAATGGAAATAAAAAACTTAAAAAACTTAAAAAAACTTAAAAAAGACATGCCAATTTTACAAAATGCTGAAGCAGAAACTTCATCGTCACAATTTTGCTGTTGCGGAAAGATATATGCCACTTCTTCAGGTCTCTGGAAACATCAAAAAAAATGTCAATCATACATGTCGCAAAATAACGTAATCAACATTGAGAGTTCTAATAAAAATAATGACAGCAATAAAAATAACGCCCATATGCAAGCTGCCGACTTTACTAATTTAACTAATTTAATTTGTGAATTAGTGAAAACAAATACGGATATTCAAAAATCAGTTATTGAATTATGTAAAAATGGCACTTCTAATAATATTGTTAACAGTAATAATGTAAATAGTAACAATAAAACATTCAATTTGCAGGTGTTTTTGAATGAAACTTGCAAAGATGCAATGAATATAAGTGATTTTGTAGAATCAGTTAAATTACAAGTATCTGACCTTGAAAATGTTGGTAAAGTTGGTTATATTGAAGGAATTTCCAATATAATCATTAAAAATTTAAAAGAAATGGACGTAGAAAAACGTCCAGTTCATTGTACTGATCAAAAGAGGGAAGTTATGTATGTGAAAGATGAAAACATATGGGAAAAAGAGGATGAAAATAATAAAAAGTTACGAAAAGCCATTAGAATGATCGCTCATAAAAATATTTGTATGTTAAAGGCATTTAGAGAGAAATATCCGGATTGTGAAGAATATGATTCAAAAAAAAATAGTCAATATAATAAAATTGTCTATGAGGCAATGGGAGGCAAAGGAGATGATGATTATGAAAAAGACACAAAAATAATCAAAAAAATTGCTAAACAAGTTACTATTGATAAATATTGATAAATATTGATTATTTATTACTTCAGGTATGCATTGGAAGCCAATGGTCCGTCGTCAAGAAATAAACCAGTCGTCGTATATCTTTCATCATATTTTGGCATAAATTTTAATCCTGCTGGTTTATAGCGATCATCAAATAATTTCTGACCACCATTAAAAGCAGTAATCCACGTGTTTACACCAAAACTCGCCTGTGGCGGCTTGTCTAATTTTTCTTTGTTAGACGTGAATAATTTGGCTTGTGTTCCTATATCCGTGGTTAACGTAGAATATGTTGGTGTAACACCCCATGTTAATTTACCTGCATCATTTTGGCCAGGAACATTAGCAGTTGATTGTGGTTTTATATAAGGTCCGTATGGGTTACAACCACGACAATCAATATCAGCCATACATTGTTCACCAGTAATAGCACAACGCGCTGTAGCAGGAGCGCAAAAATTTTTACAACTGTATGTTGTAGTTAATGGCAAATCTACCGTGTGATTAGTAGTGGGCGAACCAGTATCTTTATAAAGAGCAATATTTGAATCAAAACATTCTACAATATAACCATTTTTAACCAAATAGCTTATATAATTGAAAATTACAACTAAAATAACTATGGATATTACTGCTAAAATAATTACTGTATATTTATTTTTAATTAGTTTCATATTTTATTATATTTATATAATATTTTATATTTTTTCAATAATAATATATCATTTAATTATAAGTATAAATTAAAGATGGCAAAATCAAATATAAATAACGATACCGAAGAACTTGATAAAAAAAAACTAACAACTGATACAGGAACAACTGCAAACGAAAATATCAAAAACATATGGAAATATTTATTATCTGTATTTATAACAATTTTATTAGTTGTAGGATATTTTATTTTTAGTTCTATAATTTTATACGAATGTAAATTAGCACAATCCAATATTGTACCAACTAATTTAGAATGCTATCCATATACAGAGAATCATCCTGAAATCCAAAAAATTTTTACAAATATTTTTATTACAAATACAGAACCACAAAATTCAGTAAAATTAAGTTTTCCCTATGATAAAAATTCCAAAAATATACTTTTAGATATGTTTCGTAAATACAAAGAACAACCCAAATCTAACTTTTTTATAAATTATATTATATCCATTTTAGAAGGTTTAATTAATTATAGTAATAATGCATTGGTTACATTTTTTAATTTATTGAATAGAATGCCTGAAATACTAATTATAATTTTAGGACCGATTTTATCAGTTATCTATTTTAGTTTATCTCCTTTGATAGGTATTTTTATTTTTATTTATTATTATTTTTTTGAAATGAAATGGTTTTTCAAAGAAAATACCAATACTAATGCAAACGCTAAACCTATTTGGACTGATGTTAATTTATTTGAAACAACTAAATATGGTATTGCTTGGTTAATAGTTTTTATATTCTTTATACTATTTTGGATTTTATTATTTACAGTAGCACCACTGTTATCAATAGCAATATTTTATATGTGTTTATTTATGACATTTGGATATAAAGGTGAAATAGATACTAAAAAGGCGACTATTTTCACAATTATACAAGAGACTTTTAAACATTATAAGGTAACGATGAGTACTATCTTAACTATAATGATTACTCTAAACGCATTTAGTAATTTAGGAATAATATCAGGTGTTTTTGCAATAGTAACAGTTATGTTAATTTATTTTAAATTTATACCGATGAATATTTTTGAGCCTATAAAAGCTACAAACTTGTCTCCTTTATCTAGTTTTGAACAAGCTGTTAAAAAATGTGCTTATAAAGTTGAAAATTACCCGATAACATTTTTTGAATTATTTGATAATTTTTTTGACAATAAAAAGGGAGGAGGAATTGGAAGAGAATTGAAAAAAATAAATAGACAACTAAACAAATAATAATGTAAAAATATTACATAAAAATATTACATAAATACATTATTTTATGTAATATAATGAATAATTACGATTTAAAAGAAAACTACCCCAAGGTAAGTGTCTGCACTCCAACTTTTAATAGAAGACCATTTATACCTTTTTTGATAAAATGTTTTGAAAATCAAACTTATCCAAAAGATAAAATAGAATGGGTTATTATAGACGACGGCACAGACAAAGTAGAAGACATGTTTTTACCATTGATGAATGGTAACCAGAGTCTAGAACAAAAATATATAGTAAAATATTTTAGGTATGATAAAAAAATGACATTGGGGAAAAAACGAAATCTTGCGCATGAAAAATGTAGTGGTGATATTATTCTTTATATGGACGATGATGATTACTATCCACCTGAAAGAATTATTCACGCTGTTGAAACATTACAACAAAATCCAAATGCCCTATGTGCAGGATCAAGCGTAATGTTTATTTATTTTAAACATATCAACAAAATGTATAAATTTGGTCCATATGGTCCAAATCATTCTACGGCAGCAACATTTGCGTTTAGAAAAGAATTGTTAAAGGAAACAGGATATGATGATGATGCTTGTTTAGCGGAAGAGAAAAAATTTTTAAAAAATTATACAATTCCTTTTGTGCAACTAGATCCTATGAAAACAATTTTGGTTTTTTCTCATAACCATAATTCTTTTGATAAAAAAATGTTATTAAAAGATGGGACAAATCAATACGTAAATAAGTCAAAAATAACTCCCCAAGATTTTATTAAAGAAAAAGAAATCTTGACTTTTTTCATGAACGACATTGATGAACTGCTTGAATATTATGAGGCAGGAAAACCAGAATTTAAACCAGATGTGTTGAAACAAATGAATGAAATCAAAGAAAGGAGAGAAAATATATTGAATCAACGTAAACAAGAACAAGAATATTACAAAAAAAATGCAAATGTTAATAAAATGGATGAAATGACAATGTTAATTAATGAATTATTAATGGAAAATAATCAATTAAAAGACAAGGTAAACTATTTGGAAGATAAAATTAAAAAAATAATTACACAAAAAATAGAAGAAATTAAAAAAAATAATTCAAAATAAACGACTGCAATAATATAAAAAGGTGTAAAAAGAAACTTAAAGATATATGCTATTATATAAATATTATTACATATATTAGCGTATTTATACAAATATGTATTATGAGGATATTTTTCACCCAAACGAAGAAAATGATGTTACAAATCATCAAAAAAAAGAATTGAATCTTATTAAATCAAACGATGCAGGATATAGTTATGTTTATAGACCAAAAATGTCATCATCAGGAAAGATGAAAAAAACTAGAATTGATTGTTATACATCAGGTGATTCTGGAACAAATATTAGAAACGCCGAAACTGGTAATTTGTATAAATATAAGGTAGGTTCAAAAGAAGAAGCTTTATTTTTTAAACTTGCTTTATCTAGCGGTGAATTACATGCAAGAAACGGATCAAATGTTCTTTTTTTTGATAGTCCTGAACAATATGAAAACTATTTTAATACCGAATTAGACGATGAAATAAAATATAATTGGGTAGAAAAAAAAAATACATATGTTAAAAATTGTGCATTATCACAAAAATGAATAAATATATAGCTGTAAATAATCAAATAAAAATATAAATATAAATATAAATATAAATATAAATATAATATAACTAATATATTATATTTATGTTTCTAACAAAATGTTTATCTTTTTTGTTGTTAGTTTCTAATAATATAAAAAATTATTTATCAAGTGATAATGATTCTTTTTATGTTAAAAATAATAATAAAGGAATGGACGAAAGGTATATTAACAACTACGAAAACAGCCATGAAAACGGAAATGAAAACTATAACGAAAATAATTATAACAATGAATATGCAAACATTTATATGCTGCATAAAATTAAAAGATATATCATAAATAAAAATATAGTAGAAGAATTAGAAAAAAATACTACAAATATATATAAAAAATTAGATATAATTGAAAAATACACCGATATATACAAAAATCAAAATAGCATTCGTGAATTTAATTTATTTGCGGGTAATTTATTAGAAAATTTTTATGATTTATAAAAATATATCACATATCACATATCAAATTCACAATCACTGTCTCCGCCTCCACCTGTAAATAAATCATTATTTATTTCAATTTCTTTATCAACTATGTCAACTGCATCTTCTTTCATATATTTATCCAAATACCGATAAATTCTATTAATATCTAATTTACTAATTTCAAAATTTTCAAATAAGCTGTATATTTGGTTTTCGTCGTATGTATTTTTAATTGATAATAAAAACCCAAATAAATCCTTTTTATCCATAGATAATTGTTGACATAAATCTTGTATAAAAATAGAATTATTATATTCAGTAGAATATTTTGTCAATACTTTTGTAAATCGTACATCGTTAGGCATAATTTGTTTTTTTTTTGTATTATTCATTGTATTACCCTTAGTTGCATTGCCCTTAGTTGCATTACCCTTATTTTCCTTATTTTTATTATCATTATTGTTAGTAAAATATTCATGGTACATTTTATTATTTTTAAATGTTTTAATTAAACTACTCATTTCGTTGAACTGCCAAATTTGTTTTTGAAATGTAATCCTATCAATATAATCAGAAAAACAAATATTATCCAATTGTTTTATATACAAAGGTATTGACTCCTTTTTATTTAATTTGTCAATTGAATCAATAATGTTTTCATGCCATAATAATCCTACGCTTGTTCTATCGTTGTCATTCATTAAGTTATTATGATTTTCAATATTATAATAATTATTAAACAATTTGCTGGTTATTTTTTTTGTATCATCATTGTAAGATTTTAATTGAAATATATTTTCTATTATATTTGATGAAAATAGATCTGGTTTATTTAAATAAAGGTTATAAATACTGTTTAGTTTTCTAATGTCGCTTTGAACATATTGAATAATTTTATTTTTAATAGTTTCATTAATATTTGGTAAAATATTATTTAAAATAGAGATCATCTGCGTTTCATTTGGGGTATTCAATTCAATTGTATTGCAAACTTTCATCAGTTCTTTAATCTTTTTATCCACTTTGTAATTACCTATACAAACAATTGGAATCATTGTCATCTCTTCTGTTTTCTGTTTTTTTGTTTTTTTTGGTCTTATTAGTTTTATTAATGTATTAATACCACCTTTGTCACCGTTATTCATACCATCAATTTCGTCCATAATAATTGCAATTTTCTTGAGTTTTTTGTTAAAAATACTCATAATATTTTTATCAGACATATTATGTTTTGTTATATCATCTATAACAGTTTTATTTCGTACGTCACCTGCGTCATATTTAATAATATCGTAATTTAATTCTTTCAAAATATTAGTAATAAACATAGTTTTACCAGTTCCAGGATCACCATAAACATATATACCTTTTTTAAATAACAAATTGTTTTTGTTCAATTCATAATTATTTAGAATGCCTTTAATATAATTTGCTTGCTCTTCTCTGTTTAATAATTTATTCAAATTTAATGTTTCCATCTTATATGTATAAAAGTATTCTTTTTATGCCGATTTTGACACAAACCTTGTAGTTTTAGAAATTCATTCAAAATATTACGACAATTTATAGAATCGTTTTTTATACAATAATCAATTAAAAAATAAAAATACCTTTTATACATTATATTTTTGTATATGTAATTTCTAATTTTTGAAAGATCTTTATTATAATCAATTAAGATTTGCGAAAAAACAAAGTGATTGTCTCGTCTAATAATACTGCGAATATAATTTTCAAAATTATTTTTGTTTATAAATTTTTTAATAAGAAAATGATATTTTTTATAATAATAATTATTCAAAAAAAGTAGTGTTGTTTTTGGTAAAAATGATTTAATTAACATTACTAATTCACATGGTAATGTATTTATTTTTTCAATTTCCATTTATTGGGTTGTTATTATTATTATATTATATAATAATAACTGAAATTATTATTATATATTTTCTGGTAATATAGTTTTTTTCTGGTAATATGCTTATTACATTTTACGTTTTATGTTTTTTGTTTTTATTTGCAAGGGTTGTTTACACCATAAGTAAGACCATCCCATGCTATTTTACAGTTTTGAGCCCAGGTATACTTTGCACAATTTCCATTAGTACCTGTAAAAGGAGGATTATTAAAATTCATGGTTAAATGAGTATTTCCTGATTGTGGTTTACAAACACCTAAATCTTTTTTATTTATACATGTAACATTATTACCTGAGCCATCGCTTATCCAATAATCAGGACAATTAGGAACTATTGGTGGCCAATTTGTATTTTTAGAATTATGTAAAGCAAGGGCAATTATCACTAAATTAATTAGAAGAATAATAACAGCTATAATTAGAATAATTTTTTGAAAATAACCCAAACTGTTCCTTGATTTATCTAGAAGAATACTAATAAATATTAAACTAATAATTAAAATAACACTTATGATTAAAATTAATTTATAAAAAGAATTCATATTTTTATTATAAATAAATATAAAAAATTTTTCTAGTTGGTTAATATAAATGAATAAAATTAATAATGGAAGAGTTGATATAAAAAGTCCTGATACTTCAAATTTATTTGCAATGTTTGATAAAATACCTGCTAACCAGTGTGTGACATTTAGGAATCCTGTAGAAGGTTTATGGGATGAAACATATTTATCAAAAGCTTTTTTCTCTCATGAGAACATACAAATATTACAAAATGGAATACGAGCAGGAGTTTATCATAGATCAAATGGTCAATATTTAATAGCTCCTCAAGATTGTGATTCATTAAAAATAGTCATGCGAAGTGTGTATCTACAGTATTCTGCAAATCAACCAACTAATGTAACCCAACAAATTGAAGCATTGAACAATATCGTGTTGAATTATTGTATTCAGCAAGTTTATGGAGAAGCACAAGGATATTTAAAATATATAGATGATGCCAGTACACTCGTCGTACCTATAGCTCACCCTGTCATGGCGAACAATACAGATCGTACTTTAGAATTAAAAACATGGTTTGGTAATAAAAATAATTTTGATGGTGTTATTGGTTGAAAATAAAACATTATTTATATAATTTATATTTCTATTCTTTACATAAATTATATAAAACAGTATGAATTTTATATTGGAAGCAGTATGCGTTGGCTTATATTCCGCAGTTCTATTCAATCTATTGTTTTTTTTTATTAAAAATGAATATATATTACTTTTTACATTAGGATTCTTAAAGCATTTTCTCTCTTACTATTTACACATACAAAGTTTTTTTTGCAATCATGGTTATGCATGTAAAAAATTATTGAATGATAACAATATTTCATACATAGCTACAAACAATAATTTAACTATTGAAAGTCTACTGGAAGGCTTATGGTTTTTAATAGCAGGGTCTATAATTTTTATGTTTATTGGTAAATTGAAACCTTTTATAGTGATGTTTTTCATTGGGTTTTTTACGCATATATTATGTGAAAAAATGGAAATACATAAGTATTTTTGTAAACATAATTGTCAACCTTTTGTTCAACCTTTTGTTCAACCTTTTGTAAAAGGTTGAGCCAAAACATTTTGCTGTATTTTTTTGTCAACCTTTTCACATTTTCTCATTTAAAACGCAAGATTAATTCAACAAAAATGATATAAAATTATATGAATTAGTAATTTATTATAATGCTAAAAAAACACATAGTATTATTTGAAAGTAAACACTATGGATGGATTGCTTATTCTACAACTGGAAGTGATGCTAAAAGAATATTAAGTGTAAACAACAAATATGATATTTTTTACATTTTTGAGTGCGATATAGAGAAACAATACCCATATACCATGAAATTAAAATCACCACTAAATAACAATTACGATTGTAAAAAAATAAACAAATATAAAGAAGAAAATTTTGAAGAAAATGATAAATATATTATGATTAGTTATAAAGATGAGGGTCAAGATGAAGGGATTTATTTTGATGTAAAACTGAATTAGTGGGCGTTTTAAATGAGAAAATGTGAAAAGAGTACGTAGTTTTGGCTCCACCTTTTTTACATCTTTTCACATTTATAATGCGCAATCGGTATCACCTTCCACACTCAAAAAATTGCCCATTTCATATGAGAAATTTTACTTATATTTAAATGTAAAACCGGCAGAACTTTTTGCGTTCCCTGCTAAAACTTTACCTATCTCAATTTTTGATGTAATATTATATTCTTTTTGTAAATATTCTTTTGCTTCAAATTGATAAGTAAAAGTTTTTATAAATGTCCCATCTTTTGTAAATATATCAAATGGTTTGTTATTTCCCAGTTTGTCCAATTTTTTTTTTATCCATTCTGGTGAACGGTTTTTTTGCGCTTCGCGATTTCTTACGATTGCTTCAGGATTGTTTTTGTAATATTGTTTCATTTTTTCACCATGTTCCTTACTTGCTTCTGGATTATTTTCATAATATTGTTTCTTTATTTCACTCATTCGTTCTCCCGCTTCTGGATTATTTTCATAATATTGTTTCATTTTTTCACCATGTTCCTTACTTGCTTCTGGATTATTTTCATAATATTGTTTCTTTATTTCACTCATTCGTTCTCCCGCTTCTGGATTATCTTCATAATATTGTTTCTTTATTTCACTCATTCGTTCTCCCGCTTCTGGATGTTCTTTATGATATTGTTTCAACGATTCACTTATTCGTTCTCTCGCTTCTTGATTGTTTTCATAATATTGTTTCATTTTTTCACCGTGTTCTTTAGTTGCTTCTGGATTATTTTCATAATATTGTTTCTTTATTTCACTCATTTGTTCTCTTGCTTCTGGATGTTCTTTATGATATTTTTTTTGCGCTTCGCTATTTCTTACGATTGCGTCAGGATTATTTTCATTATATTTTTTCAATGCCTCGCTAATCTGTTGTTTTTTTTCTGGATGTTCTTTATAATATTGTTTCATTCTTTCGCTATTTTTTAAGTTATCCTCTTCTGTAAAAACATAACCATTAGTTCCTTCTCCTCCATACGTCATATTATATCCATTTCCATTCATATAATATGAATTATACTCTGCAATATACCTAATTTCCTTTTCACATATTTCTTCTAATGTATCTGCTGTATCTATTTCTATAAGTTCAAATGTATCTACAATTTTATATTTTCTTAGAGCATTATAAAGACATTTTGTATCGCCATTTTTTGCACATTGTTTATGTTGGTTTTGTCGTTGTTTTAATGAAGTAGTCGTTATACCAATATAATGTTTTCCATTAGGGAAAGGTATCTTGTAAATAAATCCATAAGTCATTTATATAATATTCATTATAATTTATTTTTTAAATCAATTTTTTATAATTGAAATGGGCGTTTTAAATGAGAAAATGTGAAAAGAGTACGTAGTTTTGGCTCCACCTTTTTAAAAGGTGGAAAAATTAAACTGTGATTCATAAAAATCTTTTTTCTTATCAAACTCATTTTTAACATGTGGATGTTTTGAAGTTATATTTTGAATATGTTCAACAACATTCCTAGCCTCTTCTTTACCTTTACAATAAAAAGTAAATACATATAAACTAAATAACAAATCCATATATATATCATAACTAACATGTACATTATAATTTTCAATTTGATCAATTAATTTTTTACAACAGTCGTACCCTTCTCTATGATAACCGAAATGTAAATATGCCCTGATAAAACAATTCATTATGTAATCAAAACCTTTGGTAGGTTCTATAAAATTATTCAAGATATTCCGATAATCTCCATAACCTCTCTCAATATCATCATAAAATTCATCTAAAATTTCTAAAAAAAACATTTCTTCACCGTGACCATAACCCATAATTGTAGTTTCAATAAAATTCTCATTTAAACGGTTTAAAATTTTTTTACCAACTTCAACTCCAGTTATAAACAAACAGCCGCAAACTATCCATCTATATGCCTGATACATTTCTCTCTTATTATGTTTTTCTTTGTATTTTTTATCACATACGTTTAAAATTTGAATATGAAATTTTTCACTATTAGCATTATTTAAAATTTTTAATAACATATTTTTTTCATAATTTTCACATATTTTTTCACAATTGGGTCTTAAATTTGAATCAATCCAACCGAATTTAGTTGTATTGAATGGATTTAAGTCTATTGTTTTTAATACAAAGTTAAATTTATTACAACATAATAAATGACTTTCACTGCATACACGGTCGTCTTTAGTAGGCCAATATGTTTCTCTATTTTTTTTTACTAGGTCGTTAAATTGGTAAGCTTCTATTTCGCTAATATCATTTATTACGTAATATGTAAGTGATTGTAAATTAAATGAATCTCTAATTTCTTTAATCTTGTCATAACATATTTTATCAGTAAAAATAACCAAATAACAAGGTATTTCTAGTAACGTTTTCATATTATTTACACATTCTTCTACACTACGTGAATTATTATTAACACTTGTTAAATTAAAACATGATGTCGTGAGCGTACAGTCGGGAACCATAAAAAAGTATAAAAAAATAATTTTAAATACTAATTAATTTAATTTATTTAATTACAAAGTTATTTATTACAAAAATATCTAAATTACGTTATCACTAAGTTATTTTTAGGTTTCAATGGTCCTTTTGAAACAACCTTCTTTTTAGTTTTAGATGAACCATTTTCTCCTTGTCCATTTAAACCATTCATCAATCGTTCGCGAGTTTCTTTGTATTCCAAATATTCTTTATTTAATAGCTCCAATTCAGTCAACCACATTTGATGTTTTGATGTTTTTTTAACATTTTCTAATTCTGTTTTCTTATTTTCATATTCTTTATTTAATTTATCAACATTTTCTTCGGTTACACTATCCATAGGCATTCTTGTTAAATATTTATATTCACTATCCATTGTATCATAACCCTTTTCTTTCAACATATTGAAAACCTCATCACTCTTCTTTTTTCTCAAATCAACGCTGCCATCTAAAATTTCTTTGATATATTTTGCTTTATTTGATAATATGACGAGTTCTTTTTCCAAAGATTGGATCATATATTCTTTTCTTGTTTGATAAAGTTTTAATCGTGTTTCATAATAATCATCAATAATGTGTTCAATCTTCTCATATTTTTTAAGTTTATCTTCTGCGTCAAATAAATGCATATTGCTAGTTGTATTTGTAGTAAACAACTTTAATAATTTTTCTACACCATTACAACCATGATCCAATTTTGTGGATTCAAGCTCATCCAATTTGCCTTTTGCAAATGTAATATTGAAATCAATATTTGTATCTCTACTCATGTCATCATAATCTTTGATAACAGCAGTGATTTTTTTACCCTCTTTATCAACACCTGGTTCTATAAGATTTTCTAACAATTCTTTAAAATCTTCTGTCCAATAACCAACAGGTAATTCTGTTACTTTGATTTTATCTGGACCACTCTTTTCATAAGAACCTTTTATCATAAACTTACCTTCTGTAATTTTATAAATACTTCCCTTGAATCCTTCATAATAGGGCACAAATTCAAAACTATCTGTTGTATCTGTTGTATCTGTTAATTTTGACTTTAAATATTTGATAATATCCAAAGGATTATAACTCATTACATCAGTACTGAAACCTGTACCGATTCCCTTGGATCCATTTACTAAAACCATCGGTATAATTGGCGCATAAAAGATTGGTTCTACTAATAATCCATCGTCATCTAAATATTGCAAAATATTATCATCCGCACTTGGAAACAAAGTTCGCGTGATTTTATTAAGACAAGTAAATATATATCTTTCCGATGCACTATCTTTACCACCTTGTAATCTTGTTCCAAATTGTCCATTTGGCATAAATAAATTAATATTGTTTGAACCAACAAAATTTTGCGCCATACCTACAATAGCAGCATTTAAACTAGCTTCACCATGATGATATCCTGAATGTTCTGATACATAACCACTAAATTGAGCTACTTTAATTTCAGTAACCAAGTTCTTTTTAAAAGCGGAATACAATATTTTTCGCAAACTGATTTTCAGTCCATCCATTAGATTTGGTATACTTCTATCACAATCATATTTTGAAAAATGTATCAACTCCTTATCTATAAAATCTTCGTAACTTACTTTAGAATCGCTAGTATTTAAATAGGATTTACGATCATATTTTTCAAGCCATTCTTTTCTATCATCTGCTCTTTTCTTATTAAATACCATATCAATAGAATCATCGCTTGACTTACCATTGTGTTCAAAACCAACTATCTTCTTATTTTCAAAATATTCGCGAAACTCTTTACCTGTACTAGTACCTAACCCTTTATAATATTTGATTTTCCAACCTTTTAGTTCACTTGTTGTTGAAGTATTTCCTAGTTGTTGTTCCTTCCACTCTTCATATTCACCTTCATTATAAAACATAAGCTCTTTATCTCCCTTTCTTGCTTTTAGAATAGGAGTATTCATGAATCCAATAAACAATGGAATTTCTGTTAGTGACGGCCACTCAGATTGAAATAAATTGACTCCAAGACCTTTAATATGGCTACCATCTGTATCCTGATCTGTCATAAATAAAACCTTTCCATATCTCAAATTTTTATACACATCCTCTATGGTTTTATATTGTTTACCTGTTTCCAACCCGAGAATTTTTTTAATTTCTGTTATTTCCTTATTTTCTGTTATTTTTTTGATATTTTCACCACGCACATTTAATATTTTACCTTTCATTGGATAAACACCAATTATATTTCGGTCTTCTGATGATAATCCTGAAATAATACCCGCCTTAGCTGAATCACCTTCACAAAATATGATAGTACAATCTTTTGATTTTTCTGTACCTGCCCAATTTGCGTCAGTTAGTTTTGGGATTCCGCGGATGCTTTTCGTTTTTGCACCATCCGTTTTCTTTGCAGCCTTATTTTCCTTTACTTCTGTGAGTGCACAAGCGGCATCCATGACGCCCATTTTAGCGACTTTTTCAATAAATTTATCACTGACTTCACATTTAGAACCGAATTTAGAGGATGGAGTATTCATAAAGTCCTTCGTTTGACTATCAAATGCAGGATTTTCAATATCACATCTAATAAACATGATCAGCTGTTCTTTAATTGTATTTGGATTAACCTTTGTTTTTTTCTTTTTTTCAATATAATCACAAAGTTTACGAGTAATTTGATTTAAAATATATTCAACATGTTTGCCACCTTTAGCAGTATGAATACCATTTACAAATGATACTTGAATAAATTCGTTACTAGGTGTTAATGCAACTGCATATTCCCAACGCTCGCCGTTTTCTTCATATACCCGAGGTGTCTCATTTTTGTCTCCAATATACATGTCAATGTATTGTTGAAAATTTTTCACAGGAATTAGATTAGAATTGTATTTTACCTTCAATGATTTGTCGGTTACAGCGGCTACATCATAAACTCTCTTTTTTAATAATGCAATTAGATCAGGTGTCAGCCCTTGGATACCGAGTCTTTGATAGTCAGGTTTAAATGTGATTTTTGTATATGGTTTTGTTTTACATTTAGTAATCACTGGTTTACAAATTTCATCCAAATTATTTTTAAATTCTTGTGTATATTTTAATCCACGTACATGATCAACCGTTTCAATTGATCCAAATGTAGACCAAATAAGTACTAATTTGAATCCAAATCCATTTTTACCACCAACAATTTTTTTTTCTGTTTTATCATAATTTGTAGAAGTTCTAAGATGACCGAAAATCAACTCAGGAATCCATATTTTATATTCAGGATGTTCTGCCACGTCAATACCATTTCCATCGTTAATCATAACAATTGTTCCGTCACTTTGAATGGATATGTCAATACAGCTAACTGGTAAAGCATTTGGTGTAGCGGATTTAATTGCTTGATTCATTCTTACAACGTGATCTCTACAATTAACAATCCCTTCATCAAATAATTTGAATAATCCAGGAATATATTTGATGTTTTTTTCAATTATTTTACATCCATTGACATTATCACTTGGTTCATTGTCATTAATAATCCAAACATTACTATCTACTTCTTCAACAGAACCAATATAAGTATCTGGATTATCAAGAATATGCTGCTTGTCAGTTTTTTGTTGATATTTGTTAGCAAGGGTTAAATCAGTTGAACTCATTTTAGATATAAAAATGTATAAGTATACATATTCATATATTTTTTAAATATATTTCATTTTTATTTTAAAAAATAATTATACATAATAATTATACATAATAAAATGGATTACATGAATATAAATAAAGCTCCTCCAATAAAACGTTTTAAACAATTGATTGATCATGCTGTTTATGCGGATAATCAAAATTGTTATTGTAAACCAGAAGTATTTAAAAAAACATCATGTCTACCTAATAGTACATATAATTCGCGTAATTTAAGAGTTGCAAGTACAATTAATAGTTTTAAAGGTGGTCGTCTTCAGTTTGGAAATAATTATTTAGGAACAATCAATGGGTTTGGATTGAATTATTTAGGGCGTTTAGAAGGCATGCCTGGAGGAGGCGGAACACCTATTAAAAATAAATTTTGAGTTTTAGGATAAAATTTGATTATAATTAAAATTAAAATTAAAATTAAAATTAAAATTAAAATCAAAATCAAAATCAAACTAAATTTTATTTCCTATAAAATTATTATTTTTTCTCTCGTAATTTTATATGACACGTTTTACAAAAACTGCTTCAGGAAGATATATGGTTCAAGGTAAAAGTTATGAAATGTTAATGGGCTCACGCGCTCAAGTTTGGCACGGAACTGCTTATAAAACAAGTGGTGGTCTAACCAAAAATAATTTAATGCAAAACAAGGCAGGACGCATTGTTTCAAAAGACAAACATATGACTGCCAAAAAAGAAAAGAGATTACTTAAGGCTGGTTATGGAACCAAAAAGGGTAAATTTGGTTTTGTAATGCTAGGAAAAAGTCGCAGACACCATGGTCGTAAAGGTAGTAGACGTCATAAAGGCGGAAGTGGAACTAATTTTCCATTAAGTCCATCACATTATGATGGAAGAGGTGTTGGAACTTCAGGTGTTAATCTACAATTCGTTGCTGGTAATGCTGCTTAAATTTTATAATATATTCATTATATATATATTATAAATATATATGGAAAATTTACCACCTTCAAACCCTCATTTAGAAGAAGTTCAAGCAGAAAATTTGATTCCAGGTAGTAGATATTTAATAGATTTTAACGATTTTACAAATACAATAGTAAAACTTAGAGGTACGTTTGAAGAAAATTATTCTATCCCTGGTAGCGGGCTTGTAATTTCTAGATTTAATTTAGAAAATGGAGTTGGAATAACACCTTTTCTTAATAATCGGACAAGATATTATAGACCAAGAGCTCAAGAAATATTGGATAAACAAGCAGTTAGGCAATATATAGCACAAGAAACAGCAAGTATGATAAATAAAAATACAGATAGCGAACTTGGTGACTCTATAGTTCATATGGTTAATAATAGACCACCTTCAGGTGGTAAAAAAATAACAAAACATAAAGATAAATCAAGAAATAGAAAAGGACATAGAACAAGAAATAAAACAAGACATAGGAAAGGGCAACAAACTAGAAGAAGGAAATAATTCATAAATGTATAAAGGGGTATTTTATACCAGTGCAAATTTACAATATAAAATTTACAGATATAAAGCTATATTAATTATGATTAATATAGCTTATTTGAGTGACAAACAATAACAATGACATCCATTTTAAATATGTTATTTGATAATTTTAAAACAGGCAACAAAATAGTAGATGCATTTATTACAACAATAGTTGTATCATTTATTACTTATTTAATTCAGTTAATGAATAATAATTTTTACTTCTTTATTTTTTCAATTAAAACGGTTGATTATGACTATTTTAAAAGTTGTTTTTATAATAAAAATATAGTTGAATATGATGGTAAAATAGGCTTAACTACGACTTATTATGATAATAATTTGAATCAAACTAATTCATTTAGCGATAGATTTAAAGCTTTATGGTTTCATATCATTGAAAATATAAGTGAAAATGAATCTATTAACCATATTAAAGAATACTCTTTTGATAATTATTCAAAAAATAATAATAAAAGGGATCTTGGTATTTATATGGTGGTTCAAAACACAAAATTTTTGATATCAAAAGAACATGAAATATATGCTTATACTAAAATATGTAATGAAGATCAAGAAGATGATAAAAATTCTAAGAATAATAATTCCAAAAAAGTAAAATTTGAAAAAATTGTTATACAATTGTTTTCTTATAGAAGTGATATCAATACAATAAAAGAATTTGTTGAAAATATCACAAAAAAATATTTGTTATCCATAGAAGATTTACGAGATAATAAAAGATTTATTTATACATTGAACAAAGCAAAATATGATGAAAATATATATGAGATATGGGATGAAAATATTTTTTCAAGCACCAGACACTTTAATAATATTTTTTTCAAGGAAAAGGTGAATGTAATGAATAAACTAGATTTTTTTTTAAATAATAAACAGTGGTATTTTCAAAAAGGCATTCCATATTCAATTGGTATTGGTATGCACGGACCTCCTGGTACGGGTAAAACCTCACTTATAAAGGCAATTGCGAATTATACAAATCGTCATGTTATAGTGATTTCACTGAAGCTCATTAAAACAAAAAAACAACTAGATAGTATATTTTTTGAAGAACGATATAATTCAGACAATAAAAAAGGCAGTATAGGGTTTGATAATAAAGTGATTGTTTTTGAAGACATAGATTGTATTGGGGATATAGTTTTAGATAGAGAGAAAAAGAAAAATAAAAAAAACCCTACAACTGGTTTCGGTAAAAAAATAGACTTTGAAGAATTACCTCAAAATTCACAAGTAAATATTGGTGATTTATTAGAGACCATAGTAGCGACAGAAAACAGCCTAGAAAAAAAATGCGAGTTTCCAAAAATATTATTAGAAGACGAACCATTGACACTGGACGATATTTTGAATTTATGGGATGGCATTCGTGAAACACCTGGTAGAATAATGATAATTACGTCTAATCACTATCAAGATTTAGATCCTGCTTTAATACGACCGGGTAGAATAGACGTTACACTTGAATTATCATATGCATCTCGTGAAATAATAAAAGAAATGTATACTCATTTATTTGAAGAAAAATTAGATAGTGAAAAATTACAGCTTATAAATGAGGAGTTTTATTCACCGGCAGAAATAATAAATATTTATATGAATGAAGAAAGAAACAAAGAAAGATTCATCTCTAGACTATGCAAAAATGAACATGTCTAACAAACTAATTCTTAATTCTTACGTAGTTTTTGTGTTTTATTTTTGTATAAATTATTACGAACTGTTTTATTTTTTTTATTAAATAAATATTGTATGTTTGGTAATTTTTTATTAAATTTATTATAAAGTTTTCTTATTTGTTGTAAATTATATTTACTTACTAAAATAAATGGTTTTAAAGTTTTGTCTTCATTTATAACTACATAAAAATTTAGTTTCATATAATACAATATACATAATTCTCTTGATACAATATTACCAGATAGAGGAGATGTTATCAATTTTTTCAAAGTTGATGTGTTAGGCAGACCATTTATTATTTTTAAATTATCTTTTGATACAGCAATTTGGTCTTTAATAGTATCAAAAGTATATTCTTTAATATTTCCCATTTTTTTTTCGGCATATGGTGGAATAGTATACGTATTGTTCATAATTATTCTAATTGGAAAAACATGCTCCAATTCTATTTTTTTTGAATTATTTATATATATCTCAGGTTTATCTATTAAATAACGAATAAAAACATCATTTTTAAATATAGAATATGGATCTATTGCCAAACTATAATAATGACCTTTACAACTATAGAAACAACCAATTGTATCAACTAATCTACCCAAAACTACTTGTTTTTTATTTTCAAAAAAAAACTCATCTGGATTACACGAATTAAAAACATTTTCACACTTGACATTGAATTTTAAAATGTCATTTTTTTTAATTCTTTTATATTTTTCCTTTTCAGGAGTAATAGTATTTAATAGTAAAAAGAGTTCATTAAAATATATTTTATTACATTTTTTTGGATTAAAATCAAAAGTATAATTGTCCATATATATTTATATATATTATAATAAATATAATATATATTTTATTTAACAAATTTTATTTATTGATCTACCCAAATAGTTTCAATGAATTTCTCATAAACAATGTATTTAGATATTTTTGAATATAAATATTTTTCAAAATATCGTTTGTTAACGATCAATTTATTAGATTGACAATTGCAAAATTTATAATAATAATTATACGCATCGTCAAAAGAAATAAGAGCTAATGTATGTGTATTTTTGATTTGTGTTTTTATGTAGTCAAAAGAAGTTTCAATATCTTTATTTTTATCCCAAATAATACATTTTACGTTCAACACATATTTATTTTCAACAATTTCAATGCTTGGAAAAAAATGTTTCAATATTTTTAATACATTTTCTTCATTAATATTTCCATTTGATATTAATTTTTCTTCTAAAATAGTAGATGTTTTTTGTGTCCATATTTTAAATAACATACATAATTCATCTATTTCCAGTTCATCAAATGTATAATGCGTATTTTCATTTATTATGATAGTTTTTTCCCAAAATTTGATAAAATCACTTTCAACTGGTAAATATTTACTTGTTAAATTAGTAAAATAATCATTTGTTTCATCGTAATGATACATTTCTTTCAAAATATTCTTTAATGAATTTGAATAAATCATATTAGGCAAATTATTTGATGATAAAAATTGCTTCCAAATAAAATGTAAATTTTTCCATTGAATTGTAGAGTTAGTATCATCTACTTTATTCAAATAAGTTTCACAAAAAGTTTCTATGATTTTTTGTTGATTATTTAAGCGCAAATACAACACAAATTGCTTTAAATCCTCATCCGACTTATTTTCTAAAAATTGTTCGGAATTTTCATATCTTTTTGAATAGTGTGATGCAACACACAATAAATCTAATCCTAATTTCTTTAATTGTTCTTTCCATAAATCATTTGAAAAATTTTCATTTATTTTTAACAGACGATAATTTTCATACGAATTATTTTCATGATATTTTGTAACAAAATTGTTTGTCGTGTTTGTGTTTCCAATAGATAAGTAAGATATATTATCTAAATCACTTAAAAGTTTTTTCATATTTTGACTTACAAAAAACGTGAGGTGAGTGTTTTTTTTGAATATATTATCACCAATAATTGTCAAAAAATATTTTGCTTGTGTTTTTGATGAAAATAGAGAAGGATAAATGAAATTTAGAATAGTTTGAATAGTATCAGTTTCGGGAATAGAGTTCAATAGACTTCTCTCTTTGATTAATTTAATAACATTTATTTTTGTTTTGTGTTTCCAATCTAATAATATTCTTTCTTTTGAAATAGAAGAAAGAAGTTTGTGTATAATATCATCTTCTTTTACAATAAAATAATTCTTTCCGTCGTATTCATAAAAAAATCCATTGCTGGGCAGGTAAAAATATTGATTCTTAGAGAGAAATACTTGAATGAAAACTTGCTGTTCGTTGCTAAGGAAATGATTACGATTTACCCGTTTTTCGTGATTGATTTGTTCGGTTTTTAAAGTATTTGGTAAATAGTTATTAATATGTGTGTGTATTCTTTGTAGCATGTATTCATCATTTTCGTAGTTCTTGAAAATTTCTTTTAAAGAAGATATGCAATTTTCTTGCAATTGGTATTGAAGTTGAATTTGATTTTCGTTATCATTTTCACTTGTTTTTGTGGTCATGTCACTTATTAAGATTTAAATTGTTTTTTTTAAATATTAATTTATTTCAATAATATATATATAATGTCAAATAGAAAAATAACACTACGTTATTTACCAAAGAGATTGACAAGAAGGGATAAAAAAGTGCAGTATGACATGTTAATGAAGTCTAGAAATTTGTATAAAAAGGGTAAATATTTCACTAGAAAAATATTACCGTCATATAAAAGTAAAACATCAAAACATATAACACATGCTAAACGTGTATATGGAGTTGAAAATGTGAATATTACAGATGAATTGGCGAAATCCACTGGTTGTTCTAAAAAAGCATTAGGAGAGATTGTAAGAAAAGGGGAAGGTGCATATTATTCATCTGGGTCTAGACCTAATCAAACTGCTCAATCCTGGGGTTCAGCTAGGTTAGCAAGTGCTATTACATCTGGAAAAGCAGCGGCTGTTGATTTTTCTATTTTGGAAAAAGGTTGCAAAAAAAATAGTAAAGCATTACGTTTAGCAAAGATGGCTAAGAAAAAATATGGTAATGGTACAAGGCGTGTTCCAAAAGCCAAAACATAAAGTGCCTTTTTTTCAGTTCCGTGCGTTATTTTAGAAATTTCTTGAAAAATTATTTAAAATACATAAGGATTTAAAGATTATTACAAAAATTCATTTATAAGCTTAATGTCAAATTTTGTAGATAAAACGCAAAATTTATCCTTAGATAATTCTTTTAACGATGGAAATGTTTTAACAATTAAAACAGTACAAATAGCACCTTTTAGAACATTAATGACAGCATTGAAGGACATTTTGTTAGAGACAAATATTACTTTTCAACCAGATGGTATTCGTATTATTAATATGGACAAGTCCCATACAATTTTGGCTCACTTATTTTTACCTGCTCAAAATTTTGAATTTTATGAATGTAAAAAAAGTAAAATTGTTATTGGTGTAAATATGTTTCATTTATTCAAATTGATCAATTCTATTGACAATGATGATACTTTAACAATTTATATTGAAAATTTGGATTATGTTGATGGAATTGTTTCGCATTTAGCCTTGAAATTTGAAAATGGTGAGATAAAACAATGTAAAACGCAAAAATTAAGATTAATTGAACCTGAACCAGAGGAGTTGGAGTATCCTGATGTGAAATTTTCATCCATTATTAATTTGCCATCAACCGATTTTCAAAAAATAATTAGAGATTTGTCTTGTATTTCCGAAAAATTAGAAATTAAATCAGTTGGTAATGAGTTAATATTTAGATGTTTTGGACAATTTGCTTCTGCAGAAATTCATCGTGCTGAAACGGATGGTAGCATGGGGTTTGTATTGAAGCAAGATTCTTCTAAAATAATTCAAGGTGAATTTTCATTAAAGAATCTTAGCTATTTTATTAAATGTACTAATTTGTGTAATCAAATAGAAGTATATTTGGAAAATGATCTGCCATTAGTTGTAAAGTATGATGTAGCCAGTTTGGGTAGTATTAAATTATGTCTTGCGCCACTTCCATCGTCGTAAATTATATAATATATATATATATTATATAATATATAAATAACTATGTCGTCGCAAAGTTATTTAAATTCTTCTAGTTATTATAAAAATTATTCGGATTATTTAGCATCACGAAGATGTTGTAACAAAGGAAACAATAGCTCATGTTCTTGTAATAATTGTGGAGGAGGAGGGCAAGGACCTCAAGGACCTCAGGGTGCTCCTGGTGTCGGCACAGGAACAGGAGTTACAGGTTCTCAAGGCCCAACAGGCCCTCAGGGTTTCACTGGTCCTCAAGGTAATCCAGGAACCGCAGATAACACTGGTGCTACTGGATCTCAAGGTTCTCAAGGATTCACTGGAACAACCGGTCCTCAGGGTGATACTGGATTCATTGGTCCAATCGGTCCCCAAGGGCTCACTGGTTCCACTGGTTCTAGGGGTTTCACTGGTGTCACAGGCACAAGAGGTTTCACAGGATTCACTGGTTCAACGGGTCCTCAAGGTTTCACAGGTCCAACTGGTTTCACAGGTTTCACTGGTCCAACAGGTTTTACCGGTTTTACCGGTTTCACTGGTTTCACAGGTCCAACAGGATTCACTGGCTCAACTGGCTCAACTGGTGCAACTGGTTTCACAGGTTTCACCGGTTTCACAGGTCCAACAGGTCCTCAAGGTTTCACCGGTTTCACGGGATTTACAGGACAAACTGGTTTCACAGGTCCAACAGGTCCTCAAGGTTTCACCGGTTTCACGGGATTTACAGGACAAACTGGTTTCACAGGTCCAACAGG